GCCTCTTTTTCTCACGCGCGAAATTGAGCAAGGGGGGGTTCGGGGTACGGGGGGATGGGCGCGCTTGGGCGGCCGTGGGCGGCTTTGGGAGCGCCTGGTCGATGCAGGGTAGGGGCGGAAACTGGCGCCCGTGTAGGCGATTGTGGAGGCGGGGAGAGCATGGCGAATCCGGCGGATGGCATGCAGCGCTGGCCGATCAAGCGGCTGATCGCCAGCGTGCGCAACTCACGCAAGCACTCCCCCGAGCAGATCGAGCAGCTCGCCGCGATCATCAAGGAGTTCGGCTGGCGCGTGCCGATCCTGGTGGATTTCAAGACGAGTCGCATCATCGCGGGCCACGGCCGCGTGCTCGCGGCGCGCAAGCTGGGCATGGACAGCGTGCCGTGTCTGGATGCTTCCGACATGAGCGAAGCGCAGCAGCGCGCGTACACCATCGCCGAGAATCGGATCTCGGAACTGTCGACCTGGGACGAGTCGATTCTCAGCATGGAGCTGGCCGACCTGAAGTCGATCGGCTTCGACGTGAAGCTCACGGGCTTCGAGGATGACGATCTCGCGAAGGTCGCGGTCAAGACTTCCGGCGTCGAGCAGGTCGAAGTGGGCGAGCTGCAAGATCGCTTCTGGATCTCGATCCGCGGGCTGCTCAAGTCCCAGGCGAAGGCGCTGAAGGCGATGCAGAAGGCGACCGCCGGCATCGAGGGCGTGGACGTGGAGCTCGGGACGGTCAATGAGTTCTGAAATGCAGCGTCGGCTGGCGAAGGTGAAGAAGGTGGACAACCACGACGCGAGCCTGCCGGACAAGATCGAGATCCGAGAGCGGGTGCTCGAGGCCGTAGGCGGCCGAGTGTTCGACGCCTTCGCTGGCGGTGGGACGATGTACGCCGCGGTGTGGCGGCGCGCCGAGGGTTACGAAGGGTGCGACGAGCGGCGCTTCGTCGACGAGCGGCTGATGTTCTGCGCCGATTGCCGGCGCGTCATGCGCAACATCGAGCTCGCACTGTTCTCGATCTTCGACTTCGACAGCTACGGCTCGCCGTGGGAGCCCTGCATCATCCTCGCCGCGCGCCGCAAGGTCGCGCCAGGCGAGCGGATCGGCGTGGTGCTGACCGAGGGCTCCTGGCTGAAGCTGAAGTTCGGCGCGCTGCCTGGTGCACTGGCCTCGCTCGCGTCCATGCGGGAGAAGCAGCCGGGCGTGAGCCGCGGCGGGAAGGAAATCGCAGCGCGCGCGATCACCGCACTCGCGCGCCGCATGAATTGCCGGGTAGAGAAGACCTGGCGCGCCGAGCGCGCGCAGGGAGCGGCGATGCTCTACTTCGGCGTGGTGCTGGTCGGGCTCAGTGATGCTGCTGCACCCGCCGCGGGTTGTGATACCCCGCCGGAAGGTATGGCTGCAGGTCGAGCTTCACGTAGTGCGCGGCCCCGAGCCGCTGGCAGAGCTCGACCATCTTGAGCGTGTAGCTGCGCCAGTCGGTCGTCTTGGTCATCGGCAGGTAGTTGACGCGGCCGATCTTGAACAGGTCGACGAACTCGTGCGTCTCCTGCACGACCTGCAGGCTGCTCTCGCAGTCGAGCGTGGGCTCGAGGCTGACCCAGGTGAAGATGCCGGCCTCGTGAAACCGGCGCAGCGTGGCGATGCGGTCGCCTGGCAGCTGGGCGTTCCTCTCCCATTTTTTCGAGAACCGATCGTCGAGGCTGGTGAGGGTGGAGGCGAAGGCGTCGCGGTCCGGCCTGAATAGGTCGAGATCGCGCAGCGCGCGGCTGCCGCCCTTGGTCAGCGTGCAGATGGCGAGGCCATAGCGTTGCAGGATCTCGAGCGTGGACCGCGTGAGCGAAGTCTCGCCCGGATGGTAGGGGTCGGTCGTGAAGCTGAGCATCACCTGTCCGGTGAGGCCTGCGGCCTGGTACTTGCGCGCGTCCTTCTCGAGCTGCGCGAGGAAGTCAGGGCGCGGCACGGCGCCGGCGTCGAACTCCTGGCGCGGCATGCGCAGCACGTTCGGCACGTAGCAGTAAGAGCAGCCGTGACCGCATCCCCGGTAGGGGTTCGTCGCGAGCGGCGAATATTCTCCGGCCTGACCTGCAGGCGCGTAGATGTAGGAGCAGCCGCGAACGGAAACCCCGTCCGGGTTGATCGTCGGCGTCTTGCTCGCCGGCATGGCGATGGTGCTGGTGGTCATTACTTTCCCTTCGGGCGCTTGATGTTGAACAGCTCGAAGAAAGCCGGGTGCATCCTGCGCACGCCGGCCTCCCACTGTTGCCACACTCGGCAGCTGGTGTGCAGAAGCTCTCCGGCCTGGGTCTGAGTGAGGCCGGACTCCTCGCGCGCGGCGAGGATGTCCGCGGGCTTCGGATTGCGGGACGGCTTACCTTTGCCGCGGTTCGGGTGGCTGGTCATGGGTCGGGATCTCCGGTGGTGATGGTGCTCATGTTGACACCTCGCTCCACCCTTTGGGCAGCGGAACCTGCTTGCTCTCGCCGCGCAGCTGGGTGACGTTGCGGCGCCTCACTTTGATCAGGCCGCCCATCGCGCCGGCCTTGCCGGTCTTGTTGCGCTGCGCCTGCAAGAGCAGCTGCTTGGTGATCGCCTCGACATTGATCTCGATGTCGAAGTCAGCGCGCAGCGTTGCCTGGTGCTCTGTCTTCCAGTGAGTCATGCGCTGGTCGCCGTAAGTGCTTGGCTTGCGGATCTCGACGCGATCGGCGTGCGTGGTGCGATCGTATGTCGCGGTGATCGTCCCAGCGATGTTGTGGAGGGTGCGGTTCATGCGGCCTCCCGATGTTCCAGGCGCTTCGGGCCTTCGGTGGTGATCTGCATCAGGTGCGCGATGCGACCCTCGAAGGATGACCTGCGCTGCTCGGGCTGCACGACGTGGTAGCCCTTCGTCGACATGACGGAGAGCGGCGCTTTCGTGTCGCTGCGGTAGAGGATCGAGCGGTTCAGGATCGAGGCGTCGAGCAGCTCGCCGTCTTCGGTTTGCATGTGCATCGAGCCCTTCTTGATCTGCCAGTCGAGTCCGGCGGCGGCGCGCCACTCGTCGATGCTGGCGTCGGCGTTGATCTGGAAGCCGAGGCCGTGCCACGGTTTCTCGCCGGCGTAGGCGATGTTCGCGCGGCTGTTGCTGGTGTCGATTTCGTGTGCCATTTGGTGCTCCTGTTGCCCCAGAACCCGAGGCGCGGGCGGCGGTGTGCCGTGGAGGTAAGAATACGCGCACTGAACGTATAACGCAACCCTTTTTTGGGTCTGAAACCGGGCCATAAAGCCCTGAAAACGGGGGCTTTTTATGAGGGGTAGGAAGCCGAAAGCGACCGTTTTGCGCCTGATCGGTGGGAACGCGGGCAAGAGGCCCATCAACCGCACAGAGCCCCAGCCCGTCGGCGAGCTCTATGAGCCGCCAGCGTGGATGACCGCCGCGCAGAAAATCGGCTGGCAGCACGCTATCGCGCATGCGCCGAAGGGTCTGCTGCGGCACCTGGACGCCTCGCTGCTCGCCGTTTGGGTCGTCGCGGAGGACATGCACCGCGAGGCCGCGCTCAAGGTGGCGAAATTCGGGATGCTCGTGCAGTCGCCGAAGCAGCGCACGCCGATTCAGTCGCCGTACCTGCCGATCATCAACAGGCAGGCCGAGATCATGATGAGGGCAGCGAGTGAACTTGGATTCACCCCGACGTCCCGCTCGCGCATCACGCTCGGCGGCGAAGGCCAGGCGAAGAACAGGTTCCAGAACAACGGCAAGAGGACGACCGCGTGATTACGTCACGGTCGCGATCGAGTACGCGCACGAGGCGCGAGCCGACACGAAGGGCAAGCGGTTCGGGAAGTGGATCAGGCTAGCGGCAGCGCGCTTTCTCGATGACCTGAAGCGGGCGAAGGCGCCGCGCGCGCCGTTCGTGTTCGACAGGTGGCACGCGACCGATGCGTGCGACTTCATCGAGAAGCTCCCGCACGTCGAGGGGCGCTGGGACACCGAGAATCTGGTGCTGCACCCGGCGCACGTCTTTTTCATCGTGCAGTTGTTCGGCTTCCGCAACCGGGACGGCTCGAGGCGATTCACCACGGCGCTCCTCGCGATCGCGCGCAAGAACGCGAAGACGACGATCGCCGCGGCGATCCTGCTCTACTGCCTGTGCTGCGAGCACGAGCCGGGCCCGCAGGTCCTCTCGGCCGCGACGACTGGCGACCAGGCGCGCATCGTGTTCAATGTCGCGAAGCGCATGGTCGAGAAGACGCCGGATCTGCGCGAGGCCTTCGCGCTCGAGCCCTTCGCGAACGCGATCGCCTGCTGGCAGGCCGGCGGGAACTTCCGGCCGATCAACGCGAAGGCCTCAACGCAGGACGGGCTGAATCCGTCGCATGTCGAGTTCGACGAGATCCACGCGCACAAGACGCACGATCTCTTGAACGTGCTGCAGTCGGCGGCTGGCGCGCGGGGAAATCCGCTCTGGCTCTACACGACGACCGAGGGCTATGAGACGCCAGGCCCGTGGCCGGAGTTGCGCCGGTTCGCGCAGCAGATCCTCGACGGCATAGTCGAGGCCGACCACGTCCTCGCGCTGATCTTCGCGCTCGATGACGAGGAGGGCGAGAAGGGGCAGCCGGGGTACAGGCCGGCCGATGACGACTTCGACGAATCGAAGTGGGTGAAGGCGAACCCGCTGATCGAGGTCAACGTGATCCTGCTGCGCGAGATACGCAAGGCCGCGCTCGAAGCAAAGCAGATGCCCGGCCGGCACGCCGAGTTCAAGATCAAGCGGCTCAACCGGCAGAGCTCGACGGCGAAAGGCTGGATCAGGTTCTCGAACTGGAAGGCGTGCGCGAAGCCGGTCGATCTCGAATGGCTGCGGCAGTTCCCCTGCTGGGGTGGGCTCGACCTAGCGAACAACACGGACCTGTGCAGCTTTCGGCTGCTGTGGAAAGTGGAGAGCGTCTACTACACCTGGGGCCG